ATGGGATTGTTTACGACCCGCCAGTTACTCGGTTATACCGAACAAAAAGTGAAATTTCGTGCGCTGTTTCTGGAACTGTTTTTCCGCCGTACGGTGAATTTCCACACCGAAGAGGTGATGCTGGACAAAATTACCGGAAAAACGCCGGTGGCAGCCTATGTCTCCCCGGTTGTTGAAGGAAAAGTGCTGCGTCATCGTGGTGGTGAAACCCGCGTGTTACGTCCGGGCTACGTCAAGCCGAAACACGAATTTAATTACCAGCAGGCGGTGGAGCGCCTTCCAAGTGAAGATCCGGCGCAGCTGAACGACCCGGCCTACCGTCGTCTGCGTATCATCACCGATAACCTCAAACAGGAAGAGCACGCCATTGTCCAGGTGGAAGAAATGCAGGCGGTGAATGCCGTGCTGTATGGCAAATACACCATGGAAGGAGACCAGTTCGAGAAAATTGAGGTTGATTTTGGCAGATCGACGAAGAATAACATCATACAGGGTAGCGGTAAGGAGTGGTCAAAACAGGACCGTGACACGTTCGACCCGACATATGATATCGACCTTTTCTGTGATCAGGCCAGCGGTCTTGTGAATATTGCCATCATGGACGGTACCGTCTGGCGTCTGCTGAATGGCTTTAAGCTGTTCCGCGAAAAACTGGATACCCGTCGCGGCTCAAATTCACAACTCGAAACGGCAGTGAAAGACCTGGGGTCGGTGGTGTCTTTCAAGGGGTATTACGGTGATCTGGCCATTGTGGTGGCGAAAACATCTTATGTGGCAGAGGGCGGTACCGAAAAACGTTATTTGCCGGAGGGCACGCTGGTCCTGGGAAATACGGCTGCTGAGGGCATCCGTTGCTATGGTGCCATTCAGGATGCGCAGGCGTTGTCCGAAGGTGTGGTGGCCTCTTCCCGTTATCCGAAACACTGGATGACCGTGGGCGATCCGGCCCGTGAATTCACCATGACGCAGTCCGCTCCGCTGATGGTGCTGCCGGATCCGGATGAGTTTGTGGTGGTACAGGTGAAATAATCCGTGAGCGGGGGCGAAATGCCCCCGTGTCTTTTTTCACAGGGGGCTGGATATGGCAACAAAAGAAGAAAATCAGAAACGTCTTCGTGAACTGGCTGGCCTGCTGGGGCGCGAGGCGGATATGTCGGGGAGTGCAGCGGATATCGCACAGCGTGTGGCAGAGTGGGAAGAGGAGGTTTGCGCATCGGAAAATGAAATCGCAGGTGTTGATGATGTCGTTCATGAGCAGGCATACAGGAACACCGATGAGGATGCCTTAGGTATTCTGGAACGTATCAGACTTCTGAAGTGTTTTTACCTGTGTGGGGTTGACGATGAAACAGGGGAGCCCGTTGAGTATGTTGATGCTGGCAGAGTAATTCTGATGCCTCCCTCAGTGGCAAAAGACATGGTCAAGAGCGGAATGGCCGTTTATGCGTGATTTTCAGAATGCCTTTGATGCTGCCCTCGCCGGGGTGGACAGTACGATAGTTGAAGTGATGGGGATCCGTGCGCAGTTCACCTCCGGTGCACAGCGTGGCGGCGAAGTTCAGGGGGTTTTTGACGATCCGGAGTCGCTGGGTTTTGCCGGTGGCGGGGTCCGTATTGAAGGAAGCAGCCCGTCATTATTTGTGCGGACGGATACGGTGCGTGCCGTGCGGCGTGGTGACACGCTGACCATTAACGGCGGGATGTTCTGGGTGGATCGTGTTTCTCCGGATGACGGGGGCAGCTGTTATCTCTGGCTCAACCGTGGGCACCCACCCGCTGTTAACCGGCGACGATAAACGCAGAGTGAAATTATGGCGATAAAAGGGCTTGATCAGGCGATTGAAAATCTGAGCCGGGTTCGTAAAAACGCCATTCCGGCGGCTTCAGCAATGGCCATTAACCGCGTGGCCACAACGGCGATTAATCAGTCTTCATCACAGGTTGCCCGGGAGACAAAGGTTCGCCGGAAACTGGTTAAGGAACGGTCCAGACTGAAACGGGCGACGGTCAGAAATCCGAATGCCAGAATTATCGTTAACCGCGGTGATCTCCCTGTGATTAAGCTGGGGATCAGGATGCTGGGGCGTCGCCCGAACAGCATACTTAAAGCCGGTCAGCATCGTTATCAGCGGGCATTTATCCAGCGATTAAATAATGGGCGCTGGCATGTTATGCAACGTCTTCCCCAGGCCAGATATGAGGAGGGCAATGACGACAAGGGAAGGAAAAAGCGTAATCGCCTTCCCATTCAGGTGGTGAAAATCCCGATGGCGGCCCCACTGAAACAGGCATTTGATGAGAATGTTGACCGTATCCGGCGTGAACGCCTGCCTAAAGAACTGGCATACGCGCTGAAACAACAACTGAGGATTGCGATAAAACGATGAAACATACTGATATTCGTGCCGCAGTGCTGGATGCACTCGAGCAGCATGAACACGGGGCGACGCTGTTTGATGGTCGCCCCGTTGTTTTTGACGAAGAGGATTTTCCCGCGATCGCGGTTTATCTGACGGATGCAGAGTATACCGGTGAAGAGCTGGATGCAGATACCTGGCGGGCCACACTGCATATTGAGGTGTTTTTACCGGCACAGGTACCGGATTCAGAGCTTGATCTGTGGATGGAAAGCCGGATTTACCCGGCGATAACTGCGATCCCGGCACTGGCGGGCATGATTACCACGATGGTTACGCAGGGCTATGAGTATCGTCGTGATGACGATATGGCATTGTGGAGTTCTGCAGATCTGACTTATTCCATTACATACGAGATGTGAGGACGATATGGCAACACCAAATCCCCTGGAGCCGGTAAAAGGTGCCGGTACCACACTGTGGGTTTACACCGGCAAGGGTGATGCTTATGCAAACCCGTTGTCAGACGATGAGTGGACGCGCCTGGCAAAAATAAAAGATCTGACCCCCGGCGAGATGACGGCAGAATCCTACGATGATAACTATCTGGATGATGAGGATGCTGACTGGGTATCCACCGGGCAGGGGCAGAAATCTGCCGGTGACACCAGTTTTACGCTGGCCTGGAAGCCGGGCGAGAAAGGGCAGCGCGATTTGATTGCCTGGTTTGACAGCAGTGAGAGCCGGGCCTACAAAATCCGTTTCCCGAATGGCACGGTGGATGTGTTTCGTGGCTGGGTGAGCGCCATTGGTAAAGCGGTGACCGCCAAAGAGGTGATCACCCGTACGGTAAAAATCACCAATATCGGTCGTCCGTCGCTGGCGGAAGATCAGGGGGACATCACACCGGTCACCGGTATTACCGTGACGCCACCAACGGGCAATGTGGCAAAAGGTCAGAATATCACCCTGACCGTGGCTGTTCAGCCGGAAGGGGCGACGGATAAAACCTTCCGCGCCACGTCGGCGAATCAGAATTTTGCGACCATTACCGTGAAAGGGAACACGATCACGGTGAAAGGTGTTGCGGCCGGTAAAGCGCAGATCCCTGTTGTCACTGGCAATGGTGAGTTTGCGGCGGTGGCGGAGATCACCGTCACGGATGGCGCTGCAGGCTGAGAGGGGAGATAAAGCATGTTTCTGAAAACAGAACAATTTGAATATAACGGTGTGTCTGTCACGCTTTCTGAGCTGTCTGCGCTGCAGCGTATTGAGCATCTTGCCCTCCTGAAACGGCGGGCAGAAGAGGCTGAAGCCAGCGGCAACCTGCAGGTGAGCGTGGAAGACCTTGTCAGAACCGGGGCGTTTCTGGTGGCGATGTCCCTGTGGCATAACCATCCACAGAAAACGCAGTCACCGTCAATGAATGAGGCCGTGATGAAGATAGAGCAGGAAGTGCTCACCACCTGGCCTGCCGATGCCATTGCCCGGGCGGAAGACGTTGTGTTGTGCCTGTCCGGGATGATCGAAGCTGTTCGTCCGGATACTGATATTACTGAAGTGGCGAAAAATAACACGCTGACTGATGATGATTTTTCTGCGGGAAAGTCTTCGACGGCGAGCTGAACTTTGCCCTCAGACTGGCGCGTGAGATGGGGAGACCCGACTGGCGCGCCATGCTTGCCGGGATGACATCCACCGAATATGCCGACTGGCGACGTTTTTACCGCACGCATTATTTTCACGATACCCAGCTGGATATGCATTTTTCCGGGCTGACGTACGCCGTACTCAGCCTGTTTTTTTGCGATCCGGATATGCATCCCTCGGATTTCAGTCTGCTTGTCCCCCGGCGTGAGGAAGCGCAGACGGAGAGGCCGGATGAGGAAGACATGCTGATGCAGAAAGCGGCAGGACTTGCCGGAGGCGTCCGGTTCGGTGGGGAGGGAGGGGGCGATATTTCACCTTCTGCGGATGTGGTGGATGTCAGCGAGGATGATGTTGCATTAATGATGGCTTCAGCGGGGATTTCCGGAGGTGTGAGATATGTCCCAGCCGGTTGGTGATCTTGTTATTGACCTGAGTCTGGATGCGGTCCGTTTCGATGAGCAGATGACCCGCGTAAGGCGTCATTTTTCAGGACTGGAGACTGACGCCAGAAAAACCGCCAGTGCTGTTGAGCAGGGGCTGAGCCGTCAGGCGCTGGCTGCACAAAAAGCCGGGATGTCCGTCGGGCAGTATAAAGCGGCCATGCGAACCCTGCCTGCACAGTTTACGGATATCGCCACGCAGCTTGCCGGTGGTCAGAATCCCTGGCTCATCCTGCTGCAACAGGGCGGTCAGGTGAAGGACTCATTCGGCGGGATGATCCCCATGTTCCGGGGGCTTGCCGGTGCGATCAGCCTGCCGATGGTCGGGGTCACCTCGCTGGCGGTGGCGACCGGTGCGCTGGTGTACGCCTGGTACCAGGGGGATTCCACGCTTTCAGCGTTTAATAAAACCCTGGTTCTTTCCGGTAATCAGTCAGGACTGACGGCAGAGCGCATGCTGACGCTCTCCAGAGCCGGGCAGGCGGCAGGGCTGACGTTTAACCAGGCGGGAGAGTCACTGGCAGCCCTGGTCAGTGCCGGTGTGCGTGGTGGTGAACAGTTTGATGCCATTAACCAGAGTGTGGCGCGTTTTGCGTCTGCCTCCGGTGTGGAGGTGGACAAGGTTGCAGAGGCTTTCGGAAAACTGACCACCGACCCGACGTCGGGACTGATGGCGATGGCACGCCAGTTCCGCAACGTGACGGCGGAGCAGATTGCGTATGTTGCACAGTTGCAGCGTTCCGGAGACGAGGCCGGTGCCTTACAGGCGGCGAACGATGCTGCCACGAAAGGCTTTGATGAGCAGACCCGCCGCCTGAAAGAGAACATGGGGACGCTGGAAACCTGGGCGGATAAAACAGGGAAGGCGTTCAAATCGATGTGGGATGCCATTCTGGATATCGGTCGTCCGGAATCTTCTGCGGACATGCTCGCCAGTGCGCAGAAGGCATTTGATGAGGCGGATAAAAAATGGCAGTGGTACCAGAGCCGGAGCCAGCGCCGCGGTAAAACCTCCTCTTTCCGGGCCAACCTTCAGGGTGCATGGGATGACCGGGAAAATGCCCGTCTGGGGCTGGCGGCGGCAACGCTGCAGTCGGATATGGAAAAAGCCGGTGAACTGGCGGCAAGGGACAGGGCTGAGCGTGAGGCGTCACAGCTGAAGTATACCGGAGAGGCGCAGAAAGCGTATGAACGCCTGCTGTCGCCGCTGGAGAAATATACCGCCCGTCAGGAAGAACTGAACAGGGCCCTGAGAGACGGGAAAATCCTGCAGGCGGATTACAACACGCTGATGGCGTCGGCGAAAAAGGATTATGAATCGACGCTGAAAAAACCGAAGTCGTCAGGTGCGAAGGTGTCTGCCGGTGAGCGCCAGGAAGACCGGGCACATGCTGCCCTGCTGGCGCTTGAAACCGAGCTCCGGACGCTGGAGAAGCACAGCGGTGCGAATGAGAAAATCAGCCAGCAGCGCCGTGATTTATGGAAGGCGGAAAGCCAGTATGCCGTGTTACATGAAAAGCTGCTTGCGGATGCACAGGCCGGACAGAAAAAATCACTTACATTGCAGGAAAAATCCCTGCTGGCTCATGAGAAAGAAACGCTGGAGTACAAACGCCAGCTGGCTGAGCTGGGTGACAAGGTGGAGCACCAGAAACGCCTGAATGAGCTGGCACAGCAGGCAGCACGGTTTGAAGAGCAACAGAGCGCGAAGCAGGCCGCCATCAGCGCAAAAGCCCGCGGTCTCACTGACCGTCAGGCGCAGCGGGAGTCTGAAGCGCAGCGTCTTCGTGACGTGTATGGTGATAATCCGCAGGCGCTGGCACAGGTCACCGGGGCACTGAAACAGACATGGGCGGATGAAGACATGCTGCGCGGTGACTGGCTGGCCGGGCTGAAGTCCGGCTGGGGTGAGTGGACGGAAAGTGCGACGGACAGTTTTTCGCAGGTTAAAAGTGCTGCCACGCAGACCTTTGACGGTATTGCACAGAATATGGCGGCGATGCTGACCGGCAGCGAACAGAACTGGCGGGGATTCACCCGTTCGGTGCTGTCCATGATGACAGAAATCCTGCTTAAACAGGCCATGGTGGGCATTGTCGGGCGTATCGGCAGCGCCATTGGCGGGGTTGTTGGAGGTGGTGTAACGGCTTCCTCGGGGACGGCCATTGAGGCTGCGGCGGCGAACTTTCATTTCGCGACCGGCGGATTTACGGGCTCGGGCGGCAAATATGAGCCTGCGGGGATAGTTCACCGCGGGGAGTTTGTTTTCACGAAAGAGGCAACCAGCCGGATAGGTGTGGGGAATCTTTACCGCCTGATGCGCGGCTATGCGGAAGGTGGTTATGTGGGTGGTGCCGGAAGTCCGGCGCAGATGCGGCGGGCGGAAGGTATTAATTTTAATCAGAACAATCACGTGGTGATTCAGAACGACGGTATAAACGGACAGGCGGGGCCGCAGCTGATGAAGGCGGTGTATGACATGGCCCGTAAGGGGGCGCAGGATGAACTCCGGCTGCAGTTGCGTGATGGCGGTATGTTATCAGGGAGCGGGCGATGAAAACCTTTCGCTGGAAAGTGAAGCCGGATATGGAGGTGAACTCGCAGCTGTCGGTGCGTGAAGTGCGTTTTGGTGACGGGTACTCACAGCGTATGGCGGCAGGGCTGAATGCTGACCTGAAAACATACCGGGTGATGCTTTCCGTGAGCCGGGAGGAGGCCCGGCATCTGGAAGCGTTCCTGGCAGAGCACGGGGGCTGGAAGGCATTTTTGTGGAAGCCACCCTATGCATACCGGCAGATAAAGGTGACCTGTGCCGGGTGGTCTGCGCGGGTCGGGATGTTGCGCGTTGAGTTCAGCGCGGAGTTTAAGCAGGTGGTGAACTGATGCAGGATATTCACGAAGCAAGCCTGAACGAGTCGGTTAAGTCAGAGCAGTCACCGCGGGTGGTGCTCTGGGAAATCGACCTGACGGTGCAGGGCGGTGAGCGGTATTTTTTCTGCAATGAGCTGAATGAAAAAGGGGAGCCGGTGACCTGGCAGGGGCGTGAATATCAGGCGTACCCGATTGAGGGGAGTGGCTTTGAGATGAACGGAAAGGGCAGCAGTGCCCGCCCGTCGCTGACAGTGTCCAATCTTTTCGGCCTTGTCACCGGGATGGCGGAGGATTTGCAGAGCCTGGTGGGGGCCACGGTGGTCCGCCGCCGGGTGTATGCGCGTTTTCTGGATGCGGTGAATTTTGTGGCGGGGAATCCGGAGGCCGACCCGGAGCAGGAGCTGACGGACCGGTGGGTGGTGGAGCAGATGTCAGCGCTGACGGCCATGACGGCCTCGTTTGTGCTGGCGACACCGACGGAGACGGACGGTGCGCTGTTTCCCGGTCGCATCATGCTGGCGAACACCTGTATGTGGGATTACCGGGGCGATGAATGCGGGTATAACGGTCCGGCAGTGGCGGATGAGTTCGACAACCCCACCACGGATATCCGGAAGGACAGATGCAGTAAATGCATGCGCGGGTGTGAGATGCGCGGCATGGTGGCTAATTTCGGCGGTTTCCTTTCCATTAATAAACTTTCGCAGTAAATCCCGTTTTATGACACAGACTGAATCAGCGATTCTGGCGCATGCCCGGCGGTGTGCGCCAGCGGAGTCGTGCGGCTTCGTGATAAGCACCCCGGAGGGGGAGCGGTACCAGCCCTGCGTGAATATCTCCGCAGAGCCGGAGGCGTATTTTCGTATTGCACCGGAAGACTGGCTGCAGGCACAGCTGCAGGGGGAGATTGTGGCGCTGGTCCACAGTCATCCCGGTGGTCTGCCCTGGCTGAGCGAGGCGGACCGGCGGCTGCAGATAAAGAGTGCCCTGCCCTGGTGGCTGGTCTGTCGGGGTGAAATTCACCGCTTCCGCTGTGTGCCGCACCTGACCGGACGGCGCTTTGAACACGGTGTGACGGACTGTTACACCCTGTTCCGGGATGCATACCATCTGGCGGGGATAACGCTGCCGGATTTTGTGCGTGAGGATGACTGGTGGCGCAACGGCCAGAACCTGTACCTGGACAACCTGGCGGAAAACGGCTTTTGCCGGGTGTCTCCGTCCTGTGCACAGGCAGGCGATATTCTGCTGTGCTGCTTTGGTTCATCGGTGCCGAATCATGCCGCCATTTACTGTGGCAACGGTGACCTGCTTCACCATATACCTGAACAACTGAGTAAACGGGAGAGGTATTCTGAAAAATGGCAACGACGAACGCATTCTGTCTGGCGTCACCGCCACTGGTCCGCATCTGCCTTCACGGGGATTTACAACGATTTGGTCGCCGCATCAGTCTGTATGTGAACACGGCAGCGGAGGCCATCCGTGCCCTGTCGCTGCAGGTGCCGGGATTCCGCCGTCAGATGAACGAAGGCTGGTACCAGATACGTATTGCCGGTGAGGATACCGCGCCGGACCAGATATCGCCCCGACTGCATGAGCCACTGAACCCGGGGGATGTCATTCATCTGGTTCCCCGGGCAGAAGGTGCCAAAAGTGGCGGAGTGTTTCAGGCCGTGCTTGGCGTTGCGCTGGTTGCGGCAGCTATCTGGATGCCGGGTATCGGTATTGCAGCCAGCAACATCATGTTTTCCATGGGCTCTGCAATGGCACTGGGTGGTGTGGCCCAGATGCTGGCCCCGAAGGCAAAGACGCCGGAATACAAAAGTACGGATAACGGTAAACAGAACACGTATTTTTCGTCACTGGACAACATGATTGCTCAGGGGAATCCGGTGCCGGTGCCTTACGGTGAAATGCTGGTTGGTTCACGACGGATATCCCAGGACATCAGCACCCGTGATGAGGGCGGTGACGGGAAAGTGGTGGTTATCGGGCGGGGATGAAAAATAAAAAAAATCCCGCAGTGCTCTGTAGCTGCGGGAAGAGATACGAAGATTAACTTTAAGGAATTTTTCATTATTCTGGCAGATGAACTGTAACGCAGCGTGATTATGAGCACTACAGTCAGTGTGCGGAAATGTGAATAAACTCAGAATTTTTATTCACGGGAAGGGAGGGCCGGATATCGGTGGCAGAGGACAGAAGGCATCATGCGGGTTCAGGGGATAAAAAAATCCCGCAGTACTCCGTGCTGCGGGAAGAGAACGATGTTGACTAACCTGTTGGCGTTTTATTTTTATTGACCCGAAGAAACTGTAACCTGCCGGAATGCACTCTGCCACGGAGAATGACGGAAAATGTGAAGAAAATCAGAGTTTTTATTTATCCCGGGCTTTCGTCTCTGGCGACAGAGCGGCGTCAGTAATGTCCGTGATACTGAGGGGGGAAGTAAAAAATCTCCCGTAATACACCTGGATATTGACGGGAGAAACGAATAGTCACCTTAAGGAGTAGTTTTGATTATTGCCTGTAATCAGCGGGCGAATTGTAACGTATGGTGATTATGAGCGCCACAGGTAATTTGCAGAAATGTGAATAAATTCAGAATTTTTATTCACAGGAAGGGGCTGCGGGATATCGGTGGCAGAGGACAGAAAATATCAGGCCGGGTTTAAGGGATAAAAAAATCCCGCAGAGTCAGCGGAGCTGCGGGAGAGAACGATGAAGATTAACGTTATGGAGTTATTTTTCAGGCATCAAAAAAGTAACGCAGCGTCATTATTGCGGCTACAGGCAATTTGCAGAAATGTGAAGAATTTCAGAAATTTTATTCCGTCATGACACAGGCACCCTCCGGGGTGCCTGTTGTTTTTGGGCATAAACAGATTCAGACATCAGACATCAGACAGGAGAGGGGGACAGAGTGGGTAAAGGGGGCGGCAAGGGGCACACACCGCGTGAGGCGAAGGACAATCTCAAATCCACGCAGATGATGAGCGTGATTGATGCCATTGGTGAGGGACCGGTGGAAGGTCCGGTGAAGGGACTGCAGAGTATTCTGGTGAACAAAACCCCGCTGACGGACACGGACGGTAATCCCGTGATACACGGTGTGACCGCCGTCTGGCGTGCCGGGGAGCAGGAGCAGACACCGCCGGAAGGCTTTGAGTCCTCCGGGGCAGAAACCGCACTGGGCGTGGAGGTGACGAAGGCAAAGCCGGTGACGCGCACCATCACGTCAGCGAACATTGACCGTCTGCGGGTCACCTTCGGGGTGCAGTCACTGGTGGAGACCACCTCAAAGGGTGACCGTAATCCTTCTTCTGTCCGCCTGCTGATTCAGCTTGAGCGTAACGGTAACTGGGTGACGGAGAAGGATGTCACCATTAACGGCAAGACCACCTCGCAGTACCTGACGTCGGTGATTCTGAATAATCTCCCTGAGCGGCCCTTTAACATCCGGGTGGTCAGGGTGACGGCGGACAGTACCACGGACCAGCTGCAGAACAGAACGCTGTGGTCGTCATACACCGAAATCATCGATGTGAAACAGTGCTACCCGAACACGGCCATTGTGGGGCTGCAGGTGGATGCGGAGCAGTTCGGTGGCCAGCAGATGGTGGTGAACTACCATATCCGCGGCCGCATCATTCAGGTGCCGTCAAACTATGACCCGGAAAAACGCACCTACAGCGGTATCTGGGACGGGAGTCTGAAACCGGCATACAGCAATAACCCGGCCTGGTGCCTGTGGGACATGCTGACCCACCCGCGCTACGGGATGGGAAAACGCCTGGGGGCGGCGGATGTGGACAAGTGGGCGCTGTATGCCATCGGGCAGTACTGCGACCAGACGGTCCCGGATGGTTTCGGGGGCACAGAGCCGCGGATGACCTTTAATGCGTACCTGTCACAGCAGCGTAAGGTGTGGGATGTCCTGGGGGATTTCTGCTCGGCGATGCGCTGTATGCCGGTATGGAACGGCCAGACGCTGACGTTCGTTCAGGACCGTCCGTCGGATGTGGTGTGGCCGTACACCAACAGCGATGTGGTGGTGGATGATAACGGCGTGGGGTTCCGCTACAGCTTCAGTGCCCTGAAGGACCGGCACACGGCGGTGGAGGTGAATTACACTGACCCGCAGAACGGCTGGCAGACGTCCACGGAACTGGTGGAAGACCCGGACGCCATCCTGCGCTACGGGCGCAACCTGCTGAAGATGGACGCGTTCGGCTGTACCAGCCGCGGTCAGGCTCACCGTGCCGGACTGTGGGTGATAAAGACCGAACTGCTGGAAACGCAGACGGTGGATTTCACGCTCGGGTCACAGGGGCTGCGGCACACGCCCGGTGACATCATTGAAATCTGTGATAACGACTATGCCGGGACCCTGACCGGCGGACGCATCCTGTCCATCGATGCCGCCAGCCGCACACTGACGCTGGACCGAGAGGTGACACTGCCGGAAGCAGGGGCATCGACGGTGAACCTGATTAACGGCAGCGGTAAGCCGGTGCGCGTGGACATCACTGCACACCCCGCCCCGGACCGGATACAGGTCAGCGCCCTGCCGGATGGCGTGGAGGCATACGGTGTGTGGGGACTCTCCCTGCCGTCACTGCGTCGTCGCCTGTTCCGCTGTGTTTCCATCCGGGAAAACACGGACGGCACCTTTGCCATCACGGCAGTGCAGCACGTACCGGAAAAAGAAGCCATTGTGGATAACGGGGCCCGCTTTGAGCCGCTCTCCGGCTCACTGAACAGCGTCATCCCGCCGGCAGTGCAGCACCTCACGGTGGAGGTGAGTGCCTCAGACGGCCAGTATCTGGCGCTGGCGAAATGGGACACGCCGCGGGTGGTGAAGGGCGTGCGCTTCAGTCTGCGCCTGACCAGTGGCAGTGGTGAAAACAGCCGCCTGGTGACCAGCGCCATCACTGCCGACACGGAGTACCGTTTCAGTGGCCTGCCGCTCGGGGAATACACCCTGACGGTCAGGGCGATAAACAGCTACGGCCAGCAGGGCGAACCTGCCACCACCACATTCCGGATTAATGCACCGGCGGCACCGGCCAGCATTGAACTGACGCCGGGCTATTTTCAGATAACGGTGGTCCCGCATCCTGCGGTGTATGACCCGACGGTACAGTATGAATTCTGGTTCTCAGAAAAACGCATCACGGACACGGCACAGGTGGAAACCTCTGCCCGTTATCTGGGTACCGGCAGCCAGTGGAGCGTCTCCGGCCCGCACATTAAGCCGGGGAAGGATTTCTGGTTTTATGTGCGCAGCGTCAACCTGGTGGGGAAATCTGCGTTTGTGGAGGCCAGCGGGCAGGCCAGCAATGATGGTGAAGGGTATCTGGAAATTTTCCGTGGGCTGATAGATGAGGCGCAGCTGGGGAAGGCACTGAAAGAGCGTATTGATGCGTCAGCCCTGCGTACTGAGGTCACGCAACTGGAAGAAGACATCCGTCAGCGGCTGGAGACGGATGTTGCGGAAGTGACCCGAAAAATCGGGGAGGCGGAAAACAGCCTCACGCAGCTGGTTGCGAAAACGAATGAGGACCAGACGCTGGCCATCGCGCAGGTGAGTCAGCAGGTGGACCGGGTGAGCAGTGAAATCACACAGACAGTCAGCCAGAGCACGGAGGAAAATGCCAGGCAGATAGCGCAGGTCCGCCAGTACGTGGATGACAAAGGGAGTGAAATCACCTCGACCACGGATAAAAAGCTGGAAGACCAGAGCGCGACCATACAGCAGATACAGCAGGTCCAGTCAGACACGAATGATGAGCTGGCAGCGCTGTACATGCTGAAGGTGCAGAAAACGAAAAACGGCATTCCGTATGTTGCCGGTATTGGTGCGGGGATTGAGGATGCTGATGGCCAGACGCTGAGCAATATTCTGCTGCAGGCGGACCGTATCGCGATGATTACCCCGGAGAACGGCAACACCACGCCGCTGTTTGTGGCGCAGGGGAATCAGCTGTTCATGAACGACGTGTTCCTGAAGCGACTGTTTGCAGTGAGCATCACCTCGTCCGGCAATCCCCCGACGTTCTCCCTGACGCCGGAGGGCAGGCTGACGGCCCGCAATGCGGATATCAGCGGACATATCAGTGCGAACTCGGGCACGCTCAATAATGTCACCATTAACGAGAACTGTGTCATCAGAGGGAAACTGTCTGCGAACCAGATTGAAGGCGATCTGGTGAAGACGGTGGGGAAAGCCTTTCCCCGGAATAACAGTTATGCCCGTGGCACGATAACCGTCACGGTTTACGATGACCAGGGCTTCGACCGGCAGATTATCATTCCACCGGTGTTGTTTCGCGGGACGAAACACCAGAACGTCAACAGCCCGAATCAGCAGTCGTACTGGTATTCAACCTGTAAGCTGCAGGTGCTGAAAAACGGGGCAGAGATTTTTCATGAACCGGCAACGGATGTCAGCCGGGTGTTCTCATCGGTGATTGACATGCCGGCAGGACGGGGTCATGTCACCCTGACGTTTAATGTGTCGTCTGCCGGCGCGAACAACTGGACACCGACGACGTACATCAGTGATTTACTGGTTGTGGTGATGAAAAAATCCACGGCGGGAATCAGTATCAGCTGACGGTTTATTAACCCGGACGGGCACCCGAAGTGGTGCCTTTTTTATTGACTGAAAACAAAGAGGTAATCATGCGGTATTTATACGGAGCCATTTTATTTTTTACCACCCTGCCGGCAGTAATGACTTTTCCTGCACAGGCTGCAGGCGGACACGGTGCATTTTCCGTGGGATATGCTCAGGTTCACCCGGGCGGCGTGCCGGTATTGTCCGGTACCGGTGCCCGTACAGGTGATTTAAAAGGGATCAACGTGAAATACCGTTATGAATTCACGGACCATCTGGGCGGCATAGCCTCGCTGAGTTACGCCTCTGCGAAAAAGAGCAGAACCACGATGACCGGGGATAAGGCATTTCATTATGAAAGTCTGCGTGGCCGTTATGTGAGCCTGATGGCGGGGCCGGTCTGGCAGGTCAGTGAGCAGCTCAGCCTTTATGGCATGGCCGGGATGGCGCACACCCGCTGGTCTGACAGTGTTCAGGATTACCGGCGTGATGAAGTGACACCGGGGGATGTCAGGGTGACCACCACTGCCAGTGATGGTCATTCTGCACGTCATCTGACGCTGGCATGGGGGGCAGGACTTCAGTTTAATCCGGCGGATACGGTGGCGGTTGACCTTGCGTACGAAGTGGCCGGTCATGGTGACTGGCGAACGGATGCGTTTATTGTTGGGATTGGATACCGTTTCTGACGGCAGATACAGCTTTATCTTCTGTAAATATTGGTATAATGAGCATGTTCATCCAGCTTATGGGTGAGCTGCGTCTGAGGAAACGTAAAGTTACACTGTCCTGAAGCCCGTGGCATTACTGCTGCGGGCTTTTTTATTGGTGGAAAGGTATGACGGTTAAAATTTCTGGTGTGCTGAAGGACGGGGCCGGTAAGCCGGTACCGGGATGCACGATAGAGCTGAAAGCGCGACGCACAACGGAGACGGTGATTGTCACCACGGTGGCGTATGGTCAGTCGGGGGAAACCGGCAGTTACAGTATGGATGTTGAGCCGGGGTTGTACCGGGTGACGCTGAACACGGAAGGGTACGCGCCGTCATATGTGGGTGACATTCTGGTGAAGGCGGAGTCTGCACCGGGAACGCTGAATAAATTTCTGATGGACCTGGAGGACGCACAGTATTACCCGAAAGCCCTTGCAGAGCTGGAAGCGGTGGCCGCGGAAATCCTGAAACGTGCGGAAGCGTCAGCGGCGAGTGCAGAGGAAGCGAAGAAACGGGCAGAGAATGCGCGGGGACCGAAGGGGGATAAGGGAGACACCGGGCCACAGGGTATTCCCGGGCCAAAAGGCGATACCGGCGAGCGTGGGCCAAAGGGTGAGCGTGGTGAGGCAGGCCCACAGGGGGTACAGGGGCCACGGGGTGAAACCGGACCCGTGGGACCGCAAGGAGAGGCGGGTATTCAGGGGCCTGCTGGTCCTGCGGGCCCGCGAGGTGAAACCGGAGCCAGAGGCGAAAAAGGAGAGCCGGGAGATCCAGGAGGACCTCCGGGACCAAAAGGTGACACTGGCCCCAGAGGGGAGCCGGGGCCTCAGGGCCCGGCAGGTCCGAGGGGACCCGCCGGAGAGAGAGGGCCGCAAGGATTGCAGGGTGTGGCAGGGGAGAGAGGCGATACAGGTCCGGCTGGTCCACAGGGTATACCTGGAGCTCCGGGGCCAACAGGTAGCGTCGGTCCTAAGGGGGAAAAAGGCGAGCCTGGTGATCGAGGTCCACAGGGCGCTACCGGCCCCAGAGGACCACAAGGGGAAAAAGGGGATAAAGGTGACCCCGGCCCGGCAGGCCCTGCCGGTGAGCGGGGGCCGAAAGGTGATACCGGGCCGACGGGCCCCGCAGGGAAGGATGGCGCAGATTCACAGGCGAACAGAGTGCGTATCAGCGAGAAAACAGAAGTCACCTCCAGTACAGTCGTTTTCCCCTCTTTTTATGGCGGTGCGCAGGGGGAAAATGCAGCCCCTGATGGCGCTGTGATTCTGAATATCAGGACGGCTCCGGTATCACTGACGAACGGCAATTTAGGGGCAGCCTGTGTCACCGCTGTCACTTACGGCTTCCTTCAGGTTCATGATGGCAGGCAGTGGGTTACGGTGGAACATGAATAACATGATTTTTCCGGGCGCGGAAAGCTTAAACGGGTACCCTGTCCTGAATATTCGTATGAGGAGAAGAAATGAATCTTAAAAATCTGCAACGTTATACTCCTGAGAAGTCGGATGTTCCGGGGTCAATGTACCTGAAGGCAGAGGATGGCCGTGACTGGTATGAAAGCCAGTCGTCATTTAAGGCGGATACGCTGAAGCTGGTTTATGACAGCGAAGGCATAATCACGAGTATCAGTAAGGATGTGTCGATGCTGTGGCCAGTGGGGCAGAGTGTGGTGGAGGTTGAGGATACAGCAGAAAACCGCAAAGCTGATATCTCCGGGCGCTGGAAGTTTGACGGGGAAAAAGTCGTTGATACTCTGAGCGCGGAGAAAGCGCGCGGGATGAAGGGTGATGAAATAAACGCGTGGCGTAATGCGATGGAGGCGGCGAACTACACGTTTGAGCACAATGGCCGGAAATGGGACTACGGAAAGTCAACGCAGACGCGCCTTGAGCCATCGGTGGCGGCAGCGAAAGCGGGGAAACTGCCGGAGGCGTTTTTCTGGACGGATGCGGAAAACAATGATGTACAGGTGACAGCAGAAGAGCTTATTGCGCTGAGTGAAGCGGCAGAGCAGGCGATGTTCAGCAAAGGGATGGAAATCCACATTCGCCAGCGCACCATGAAGAAGGACCTGGAATCGCTGAGCAGTGCGGATGAGATCCTGGTATACAGGGTTGGCTGGGCACAGGAATAACAGACAAAAAGATGGGGGACCATCACCTCCCCCATGAACTGCGTTGATTATGTCATTATTGTGAAGATATACACTATGCCGGGTAAATAGTGCCACGGAAAAGTTAATTCCGGAAGTGACGGAACTCTCATTTTTCGTGCATCCTGTTGATATGGATGATTTTTCAGATTTTCGGAAGTCCGTATTTTTTCCCAGACATTTTGAAGCGTTTGCTTAATGAACGTATGTGCAGGCTCTTTATCTACGGCTCTTAAAATTGAGAGTCTATCATTGCTGGAGCCTGTGACAATTACGTCCAGGAAGAACTGCATAACCTGGATGATTTACGCTCAATCAGAGAGAGGGCGATTAGCGGCAATCACGCTTGATAAAATTAACCCCAGTGATCATCCGGGGTTTTGCAATCATTAAAACCGCATCAACCGTTCTACCAGTTGTTCTTTACGGGCAACGATCCAGTCGTGTTGCTCCAGATAAAATTAAAACCGTTCCAGAGTGCATACCATCGCATCGGCGGGGATTTTTTCCGTGAATTCGACCTGCCCGTGTTTATCGAGGTGGATCAGTAATGCGTATCCATCATTTTGGGTTGGGGGGTTTTGTGCTGCTGGTGGCTGTTTTTGGCTGAAATAACAGTCTTCGAGTTTTTCGAACACTTCCCACGCCTGAACGGTTTCCAGCATTTTTGCGTGGCGTGCTGCTCCGCGTTCTGTCCATAGGGTGAGGGGCGGGCTTTGGGAGATATGGGGTTTTGTGACTTACTTAAAGTAAGTCGCAAATTTTTTAATTCTTCACCCGATGCTTTAAAAAAGTGCTTTCCTTCGACAAAACGCTCTTTGTTTCTGGTGAAGTTAACCTGGATATTCAGAATTTCGGTGCCATAAAGCTGCGCCAAAAGTTCGGTGGTAATAACAGGAATCTGGTTATGGGTGAACGGGGAGATGGTTTCAACAGAGATTTGAGTTGTCAT